CAGTACGCATGTATGCCGTAGCCAGAGCTAACTAGTATTGGCTTTGGTAAGCCGACCGCAACGCAGAACTTCTTGAACTCATCGAGTCCAGTTTGCTGATCGAGATAGCCCTTGATAATGCCTTTTTCGTCGGGTACACCTTTTGTGGGGCCACAGTCAATGTCCATCCACAGAGCACGGAAGTATTTGGCATTCTCATGAGTGCGGTTATTTAACGAGCCGTACTTGGCGCATCCAAAGAATACGTCAATCTTCCGTTTAACAAATCGCTGCGCTAACTCTTCAACCTCTTCCTTAGTATCTACAAATTTTTGGTCAGGGTACTTACCAATCCCCATCACACAGTAGCGCCCTTCCGGTGGCAGTACCGTATCAAGTAGATCGAAAGATGACATGTTTTACTTTAATTGTTGGTGAGCTTTGGTGTGAATGATGTAGTCGCTAATTGCTTGCGCATAGCTTGAGTGCGGTTCTCGGTCTCCCTTAAACCAATTGTAGATAGTCATCCGAGTCACCCCGAAGTCATCTGCAATCTTGGTCACGCTTATGTTTGCGCGAATACATACACGACCCAAGGCTACACCCAAAGACTTGATACTTGCTTTTTTGTTGGCGTACACCAAGCTTTGGCTATAACCATAGGTCATGCGTTTACTCCTCTTCGCTCCAAGCCTTTACCACAGAGTCAAGGTCTTTCTTAACTGTAGGTTTGGGGTCGGCTTTCTTCTCGCGCTTAGTCGGCTCCTCAATAGGAGACTCAGCTTTAGGCGCGGCTTTAGGGGCTGGTGCTTCTAGCTTAGCTTGCTTACCCGCCATGTCAGCTTGGTATGGTGTCATAACTACCATCTTCAGCACGTCAGGCTTCTTAGCCACTTCACTGGTAACGCCGTACTCAGCTTGCTTGATGAAGCGCGTTGGCGTGAACAACACTGACTGATTGTCGTTCTCTTCATTGAAGCTGATCTGTGTAATAACGTAGTCCAAGCTCTTGCCGTTGTTGGCTAAGTACTTAGAATAGTTTTCAAACGTGTGTGCATTGTCGCCATGCCCATCACCAAACAATGACTTGGATGCCAAGTTCATTTGATACACTTCGCCTTCGAGTGAAGTACCGAAGTCTTCTTCTAACACGAGCGCAATGCGACGTGAATAGCGGCAAGCTTTTGAGTTGCCCATACCTGAACCCTTGGTGTTTTGGGTACAGTTATCGCAACGCTCAGCTTGTTTGTTTGATGAACCCTCATCAGGCGTACGACCATCATTAGAGAAGCAGTCGGGCGCAGTCGGCTCGGCATCGGGACTCCATGCTTTTGCATAGAAGATACGACCCACGGCAGGGGATGCGTTAACAATGATGGCGTTCAGGTTGCCCTTGATCTTGCCCATCTCTTCACCGCCGACCGTTTTACGGAAGATTCCGTTTTTAGGCACGATGCGTTTAACGCCGGACTTGCCAGCAAGTTGTTTTGTAAGCTCGCTAACACCTGCGGTTTGCAGGAAGTCGGGGAGGTCTTGGTTGAGAATAGTGAGATCACTCATTTCATTTTTCCTTAGAACGTCTAACAACCACGGTATAAGCATTCTCCACATTGAGACCAAGTGGTAGAACTGTGGGATTCTCAGAGAGGAAATCCTTCATGTTTGTTTGATGAAGTCTCTTCTCTAACAGGCCAAATGCACCATGCTCCTCTATGAAGTCGTACATTGAATCCCAATCGTTCGTCCAGTACCGTGACTTTACCGAGCGAATGATTGTGCCGTGTGGGGTGCGAATGCTGTCGGCATTCATCTCTTTGCATACATCGAGCATCTGTGCTTCTAACACTTCCATCTGCTCTTTGAGATCGTTGTCTTCAGCTTCAAACATGCGCTTGTTGTCGGCACGTTTGTCTCTGATCTTGATGTAGATTGTGGTCAGCTTGTCCAAATCCATGGGGGTGACTCTATCCTTGACTTCTTCGTCCATCTAATTCTCCTAATGGTTAAGTGTGTGACAATAGCAGTTCACATGAAGCAGTGTTTCGTCCACTTTTAGGAGGCGCTGTATCGGCGCTAACCCGATACCCACCACTGCCACACAAATCTAATTATATACTAACATTTGACATTGTCAACATCTTCTGAAGAAATTTCTTGTTTGTACAAATCAATTACTTTTTGGTGGTTGTCAATGTTGCCTTGAAGCATTGTGTACATCTTGGCTTCTATTGGACTGCCTTTGATGTGTACCACAGTCATGTTATTGACTTGCCCGGGGCGGTCGATACGTGCGTTGGCTTGCAAGTACGTCTCAACACTTGTACATGGAGCATACCAAATGATTGTGTTGGCGGCAGTTAGAGTTAACCCGTGTGACGCCGCCTTTGGTTGAATGATTAATACTTTTGGTTCCGGTTGCTCTTGAAACTGCTTGACAATATCCGAGCGTTTGTTTACAGGAACCGAGCCGTTAATCACGTCGCATGTAATGTTGTTTTTCTGCAAATGCTTTTCAAGCAGTTGTATGGTGTGCGTAAACGGAACAAACACAAGCACCTTGTGGCTTGACTCTTCAATGACCTCTTGAACTACGTTGAGCCTACTGCTCACATCGAACTCAATGACTTCGTTTGTATCCGTATACACCGCACCTCCAGCTATCTGCAGAAGTTTGTTGATTTGTACGGCAGCGTTAACGGCTGATACTTCTTCTCCAGCAGCCTCAATCAGCATCTGCTTCTTGAGTATGTTGTAGAACTTAATCTGCTGCGGTGTTAATGGTGCATCTCGCTCAACAAACGTAACAGGCGGCAAGTCGAGGCAGTCGGCTTTCTCAAACCGAATGGCGGGTTGCAGTGCCTTGTGAACGATTAGTTGCGCGGTCGGCTTGGGTATCCACTTGTACATAGTGAGCTTCATCATCACTGTGTCTCGGAACTGACCGAAGAATGGTGACACACCCTTGGGGTTCACAAGCTTTGCCAATCCGTAAGCATCCACAGGCGACTGTGCGGCAGGCGTACCGGTCAACATCCACAAGCCCTTGATAACTTTTGTTAGGTCTCGTAGGTCTTTCCAACGCTCAGTCTGTGCATTCTTATAGGCTGACGCTTCATCTACTACGATGAGGTCAAATCCACCCGCCATGATTTCTTTCTTGACGATGCCAACGCCATCGAAGTTAATGATGACGAATTCAGCACCCATACTCACAATCTCTTTGCGCTTACGTGCGGCTCCATAAGCGACTGATACGGTGCGGTGAATAGCAAACTTAAACAAATCGTTTTGCCATGCCGACTTCATGATCGACAAAGGGCAGATCACTAACACACGCTTCACTAATCCAAGGGTCATGAGGTAGTCGACAGCCCAAATAACTGATGCTGTTTTACCTGTACCCTGCTCGTTGAAACAAAACGCTTTGCGGTTTGTTGTGAGGAATTCTGATGTTGTCTTCTGATGCTCAAACGGCGTGAACCCCGGGGGACGAGGCCACGTATATTCTGATAGGTTCATTTTTTCTTACGTTCCTTGGTGCTTACTTCTGATACGACTTTGTGGTTTGAACCACGTTTGAACGAGCGATTGGCTGATGGGGTTTGAAGTTTGACTCCGTTTCCGTTTGTGCCACCTTTAGATAGTGCCTTGATGTGAGCAACATCTTTGCCTTCGCGGACGTCAGCACGTCCATCTTTGTTTCGGTCTGCATTCTTTTTATCTATGCCTTCTCTAGCACGTTGACGCTCTAAGCGTTCTGGGCTTTCGCCACGTGCAATCTGTTGTTGATACTCTTTTTTGTAGGGGCGGGGTTTGTTTACGTAGGGCATGTTAGTTCCTGTTGTATTCACATTCTCTCACTGAGCAGAACTTGCACAGTGGGCCTTGGATTGGATTCCATACCCCATTTTCTAACGCCGCTTCAATTCTTGCAACGTCTTGGGCGGACTTCTCAATGTATTTCTCTACCATTTCTGAATAGTGCGTAGCCTTCACGAATTCCTTGCTGACTACAAACAAGAGAGCCGACTTTACCCTCTTGATCTCCGGAAACTTGGCGAATAACCCACAGGCGACAAGATCGAGTTGCTTCACGTCCGCATATCTCGCACTCTTGCTCGTCTTGTAGTCTATGGAGTGCGCCGTCCCCGTCTTCTTGTTGATAATCACCAAATCCGCTACCCCATGCCACCATACATTCGGAGCATCGAAGTCGCACGACTCTAAGTTCTTCGTCAACCCAAGTTTTACTTCGCATAACTTATCTCCGGGGATGTCCTTTAAGGTATCTAGGGTAGCTTGCATATACGCAAACTGTTCAGGGATCGGGGTTCCGTCACGAATATATTCCTCCGCCACGGTATGAGCTGTCTTTCCATACAGTGTTGCCTGTGTGTCGGGTTCAACAACGTCCTTTGCAATCTTGGTGTGATAGTACTTCTTAGGGCACTGCTGAAATGTTTTCAGGCTACTGAATGACCAAACGATACTCATAATTTCTTTCTGTTATAGATACGGCCCGGGCACGTATCTTGGTTGTACTGCAATAGGCTTTGCTTGTGGTTGACCTTCGCCATGCTCAAACCTTGCACCACGTGCGGCGGCATAAGCTTTTACCACATGCGGGTAGTGCCTGTCCGATGGCGCGTGTTTGGTGTCGATGCCCCAATCAGCCCCCGATGAGTCTAAACCATGCACAGGACTAACATCCAACATGTCTGACAACGGCGACCTTTGTACAACAGATAGCCCATCCCCGCCAAAAAACGCATAGCTCTTAACTAAACCTTTGTTGTGCTGAAGCACCGGATGAAAGTAAATTTTATGTTGTGAAGCCTCGGGTACTTCAGAAAGCAAAAGCAACCCTGCGTTACTCTTGCCTTCTGAGTCGTGAAAGTTAGGCAGTATGTTGTCATAGTCGTGCATCAATGCGTTGTCTTGCCAATTTTTCTTTAATGCGTCCTTGTCGCCTTTAACTTCTACGAACATGCCACCACCCCAACGGCAGGGTAGAAAGAAGTCGGGTAAATACCGCATGGTTCTAGTCCCTTGGACAGTATCAACTTCCTTTTCGTACCCTTCGTTCTCGTACTTCCAAGGTATACCCAAGGTATCAAAGAACACAGCCCATCGTGCTTCCAACCTCGAGCGAAAGCGATAGCCCTTGTACATAGTTTCGATTGCTTTAATGTGATTCATTATTCTTCCCAATCCCAAATGTCGTTAGGCCAAACTAGCACAGGTGTTTGCGCACCCAAGTAGCCGCCCTCAATGTTGTATTCAATAAACTCACGAGCGTCTTCGTGCGCCATGCCATCACGCTTCATGAGAATATCCCGTATCTTCTCGGCGTCGTATACCAATACAGATACGTGGGTACTGTCACGCCAAATGTAGGCTGGCCCAATGATCGCTTCGTCGTAGCCGTCGTACTTAATCATCGCTTCATGCCTCGTACGTATGCCGCAAAGCTTGCCATTGTGTCCTTCTCAAAGGCTTTCATCTTCTCGATCTCTTTGGCTACCTCTTCCAACACATCGTTTCGCTGCTTGTTTAGATTTACGTATTCTTGAATATCGTCATCGTCGTACATAGTGGTGCGTCCTCGTGGTTATCAGGGTTGAACTTGGGGACTCGATTGCCCTTGTCCTTGGGGTTTGGGAATGGTGGGAAAGGCCAAGTCATGCTTTGGCTTTTGGCTTAGGTTTAGTCTTCATGAAATCAATGTCGGGTTGCTCTTTGCGTAGGTCTGCATACTCTAGCTGTACGCGCTGAGCGTTAATGATCTTACCCGCTGTGTTGTTCATCTCTGTGGCAATCTTTACTTCAATCGTGCCATCTTTGAGTGAGTGATATAAAGCTGATAATTCTGTTGTCAAGTCACTGATGTGGTTCATTTTCAATTTCCTTTATTTTGCGTTGGATTAACATTTGTACTCGTTTAGCTTCTATAAGCTCGGGAGTTAAGACCTTGCGTGGTATTTGCAGTAACACTGCTACATACGAAGGGGCTAACTCTTCAATATCTTTGCGCATGCGTTCGTTGGCCTTTGCTCGGCTGGCTTCTATATCCTTGCGGTAGTTTGCGTAACTCCACTCGGCTTTCTTTTTACGAAATTCGTCGCGTTTTGGCCCATTACGGTACTCCTTTTGTTTTACTTTTAATTTTTCTAAGTTCTCTTCTCTATACCTCCTATTAAAATTACGTACATATTCTTTGTTGCCCGCCCGCCACTCAGCGCTCTTGGCAAGGTTAACTTCTCGATTTTTCCACCAATCTTCACGACCTTTGGCGTTTATTCTTTCCTTATTGGCTTCTCGATATGCCCGTTTCTGAGCGTTGCGTGTTTCTCTAACACGCTCTCTGTATGCTTTACCTACCTCCGCAATGCGTTCTTTGTTAGCTTCTTGATACGCTTTCTGCCAAGCGGCTCGGGCAACTGGGTCTTTAATTGGCATCAGCAGTCTCCATAGCTCTCTCCGTATCCTGCTTCGCAGTTAAGTGGTAACTCCATGCCCCAACTGGGTCGGGTGCGCATACACATCTCAACGTACTCTTTGGCTGTATCAACTTGCGCAGTCGGCACAATGCAAGCGATGGCATCATGCACAGTCATCACAACTCGGTACTTCTTCGCAACCATGAGCATCTGCTCACCAATTACGATACGGGCTAGGGCTTGGCACACGTTCTCAATTACCTTACCGCCATAGATACGGGTCGGTATAAGTGCCTTGCCCTTCTTGGTGTCGTATGCCAGCTCCGTCTTCCCTTCGTCGTTCTGAAGTAGGCGTAGGTTGGGGTAGCGTAGGTATAGATTGTTGGGTAGTAGGATGCCATCACTGCCTTCGATCTTTAAGATACCACCTCGGCCTAACGTAGTCTGTTGATTCTGAAGTACGGCTTTGAGGGCTGACGCCGCAGACTTCCATAGTTCAGTAATCTTCGGATACGTAGTTCGATATGTGTCAATAATCCTCTTCGCTTCATCCAATTCGATCGTGACATTGAAGTTCTTAAGTTGCGCTTGGAATTTTGCCGCGCCCATCCCGTACCCGCACCCAAGGATAGTGGTCTTGCCAACAAACCTTTCGTCCTTTGTAATCTCCGAAATCTTCTTGCCATAAATAGCCGTTGCCATGATTTTGTATACATCTTCGCCCCGATCAAATGCGTCTACCAAGTCGTCTTGTTCCGCAAGCCATGCTAGCGTGCGGGCTTCAATTTGTGATGAGTCTGAATCAATCATCATGTATCCGTCCGGGGGAATGATTGCTCTCTTCAAGGGTGAGTTGCGTTGTAGGTTCTGCAGATTTAATTTGTCATCCCCGCCCCATCGACCCGTGTGTGCCGCATAGTAGCGTAGGGGTACAGGCAATGAACCTCGTTCAGAGATGCCAAGAAACCTTTCAGTCCTTGTCTCTTCTATCGTAGACTTAGTGCCCAATCTCGCTGCCACTAAAGATTGAACCTGTGTATTTGGATGCTCGAGCAGTGCCTTGAACTCTTCGTCTGTTTTAGAGAAAGCATAGGTTTGTTTGCCGTTTGCGGGGCTGACTTTCATCGGTGGCGATACACCATAGCCTTCCAAGATAATGGCAAACTTTATGTTGCTCATCAAATCATCTTTGTCGAAGTTCTCGAGCAGTTCTTCCTTGCGTTGTTTCTCACGCAACAAATGGTCTTTAATAAGATCACCATTCAACTGCAACACAGGCTCAGTGAACATGCGCACAGTCAAATCAATCAGGCGCAACTCAATGGCGGGGAAGCCAGCAGACATTGCGTTAAACAATTCCCACGTAAGGGTAACGTCATTCTTACAGTAGTCACCATACCGAGCTAACTGTTCGGGGCTGAAGTCCTGACGCCGCAGACCTAGTGCGTTTTCTACCTCTATGCCTTTCTCGCCAAGGCCGTAATAGTTTGACAGCACCTTCAAGCTACCGCCTACGTTAGTGCCATGCAAGGCTCTACCCATAGACAAAGTATCAAGCCAACCTTTGGGGCTGAGTCCGTAGACCCACTTCAAAATTGCGCCATCGAACGGGGCGTTGTGCGCAAGCGCCAAACTGTTAGCCCAATCGTATCGGGTGAGGAACTGGTGCATGGCTTCGCCATCCCCGCTAAACCATTCCGGCTCACCATCGTTGACCTGTACGGCTACGCCAATAGTTTCGAACTCAGGGCTACGAATGTATTCCTCAGTGGTAACTTTTGTTAGGCTGAACTCACGGGAATAATATGTCTCAAAGTCTATCGTTAATATGTTCACTGCATACCCCTTGCCAACCTAATGTGCATTTCAATATCGGCTAAGTTTGTTTCGTTGATGACCAACGCTACGCCACCGGACTCCCTAACATTTGTTAGGTTTTTTTCTTGTAGCGCGGTAGTTGTACCATTACCCGCTTTGGCTTCAATTGCAATGAAGTACCCGTACACACAGCACAGGAAGTCGGGCACACCGCTATTGCCGTATCCAGTACCGATAGGCATAGCGTAGTAGATGTTATGGGCTTTTAAGATAGCCTTGATCTTTGCCTTGACCTTGGCTTCAGGTGTCATTGCCATAGATCATGCTCTTCCATACTGAGACCGAAGGCATGTGGTTGTGCGACTTGGTCGGTGTCGTGTAACCATTGTGGGCAATCCATCCGAGCGTACTCAGAGTGCGTACGCCTGACACCCATACGTTAGGGTGCAACTCTTTGGGTCGGAATAAAAGTTTCTTGCCGCAGTACTCTCGGAACTCATCACCAAGAACAACGGGCTTTGATACTAGCAACTCTTCGGCTAGCTCTAAGTAACGCTCAACAAACTCGGGGCTTGTTCGGTTGGCCTTTGACCAACACTTATCTGCAAGGGCTAAAGCTGACTCCATGCGTGTGTCCATCTGATACTCCAAAATATTTTCGAGCCTCGATGATAGCACAACCTTTGACAAAGTCAATAGTACAGACGTAAAAAAGCCACCCGAAGGTGGCTAGTAGTTTCCCTAACTGTTTCTAACAAATGTTAGGTGTCACTTGAGTGAATTGATCTCACGTGTCAGATACCATTGTGCCTTACGCAAGTCTTCTAACTTGTTGTCTTTGTGGTCGGCACGTGTGATGTACTTCACCACGTTGCCAAGGTTGTATCCCAACTTCTTAGCTTCAATGAAATCAATCGTCTCGATTCCACCTACTTTGTAATGAGCAGGGTGATTTACCGCGTCGGGTTTTGGCTCAAACATTTCGATTTGTTGGGCTATGGATTTATCTGAACTAAACACACCAATGTTTTCCCATTGCCCTTTCGCCTTCACCGCTTGCGCTCTACCCTCTAAGAACTTAAGTGCAGGGGTCAAGTCCACCTTGGATTTCTTCTTCACTACCTTGGCTTTCTTCTTTGCAGTCCACATTACTGTGGCTACATAAGCAGGGGTTACACCTATCGCCTTGGCTACGTCTGCTGACTTAGCCTTTGGGTGTTTTGCAACGTAGTTACGAATCTGTGCTGACTTGGTCATTTTAGGTATTGTTGCTAATTCGATCATGATTTATTTCCTGTTTGGTTGTTAACGTACTCAGTAAGAATTTCTCTCATCTTGGCTTGCTTTGTATACGCAAAGTTTGTGTTGAAGTAATCCATCACATCCTTTGGTAGACGCAAGCTCGTGCAGAACAGCGCGGGTTTCTTACCTAACCCCCGCCCCTTGCGTTGTTGTTCCGGTTTTAGATTCTCGATTCCTGTCGTCATCTTTCAGTCTTTCATAGTATTGTTTAGGGAATGGGTCTTTCTTATCCAATAAATCACGTAGCCATTGCGCACCACCGAGGTGATTAAGAATATGAAATTGCCTATCGCTTAGTCGTACTTGCCTACCAATCAAAGGCTCAGGCGGTTTAGGTCTTGGCATTTAATAAACTCCTTGCTATTACTCTGTTAGCCCAACATCTAGCACATGACCATCTGTTTGGGGACAATTCAATTCCCCCCTCGGGGGGCTTCAACTCTTCGCACTTGTTGCATAGCTTGTACTTGTGTACGGGTTGCTTACTTCCAAGCTCAAGTTGTCGGTTTACAAACCCATTCATTCGTATATCGCCTTTGCTAGTAAGTCCGCAATCCTTTGGTTACTCTCTCGAGTAGCCTCTGTCTCATGGAATATTCTTTCTACCTCAACCAACGCCAAGTAATACTCTTCACCTTTGAGCGCATGCTTGAGCTTGCCTTCGTCTTGTGGATACGTGAACTCAAGTACGGCTTTCATACGCTGCCCCTTTGGTAATGCGTATAAGCAAGCGAGCCTTACGCCATGTTTTACGTACGTCAGTATTGGCGGCGTTGTAATATTTAAACTTGGGGTCAGTACACCCCCGTAGGGGGATAGCCTTTGAACTGTATTTAATTTCTTCTCTCATCTCATACTCCTTCGCTAACATTTGTTAGCTCATCTACCAACAAAACAAATATCTCACTCGATACCTTACAACCTACATCGGTGAGGTATTGCTCATCTTCTACTAACTTAAGCATACCCATCTTCATACGCATATCCAAGGGGAGCGTATTATCATCGTATAGGTCTACCTTGTCACCTATTTTGACTAGGTACTTACCCAAGTCTTTGACTATTAGCGCAGTCTTATTATTACTAAAGTCCTCTTGCACTTTCTCAATAGTCTTCATCTCGGTGTCGAGTAACTCTACCTTCTCCATAGATACAGTAACCTTGTGCCTGAGCGAGGGTATCGCTTCTGCTTTTAGGTATTCCAAGAACATAGCATTACCTTTGGTCTCAGCCCACGCCAACATCTCATTCTTAACAAGGCTTTGGTGTTGGGTACGCTCACGCTCTTTGTTCCAGCTTGCTCGAGACACTACACGTTCTGCCGCATCCTTAGCCTTCTGTATACGCTCGGATGGGTTCATCTTGCCGAACATCTTCTTCGCCATGAGGATAGCTTTGTCGGCATCCTGAGTGCGATATGAGTCCGAGCGTTGTCTGCCCTTACCAATACGATCGTTACTGATAGAGATAACCTTGCCTCTGTTACCCATGTACGACAAGCCGATCTGACCCAACTCTTCACCATCTAGCTTGACCGAGAACCCCATAGCTATTCGGTTGTTACCCGAACCATGACCACTGCTAACAACAACGAAAGTCCACAGTGGATTTAGCGTAGCCAGTCGGCTAACCACAGGGTCAAGTGTGTCGTAGACCGCAGACATTTTCATGCCCTCTTTATCCAAAGACTTTTGCAAGTCTTCACCAATAACTACGTTGCTCAAACTCAATGTATTCATACTCATATTCAGTTACTCCTAACAAATGTTATTACCACTCGAACTTACCAAGAATAGCATCTACCTTGGACTTCAAATTCTCACGAACCAACGCATCCTCTTTGACCTCTTCAATGTCAGCACCAAGCATGGCTAGCTCTACTTGCCTACGTGCATCCTCTAACTTGGGGTCGTTAGTCACGTTCAGCTTCGTCAACAACTCACACAACTCCAATGGGTTGCTAATCAATGAGTCGTGATACCGCTTCTTCCCGTCACCTGTATCTTCTAGCTTCTTGGACATACCCAAGAGAACTTCATGCAGTCTCTCCCATGGTGTGCGCATTGCTTCGGCCAGCTTCTCCGAATATTGTGTTTCATAAGCCGATCGCATTTCCTCTAAGTCATGCGCAGGAATGTCTAAGCGAAAGTCGCCAGCCTCGGGCAAAGGCTTCACGCTACGTCTAAAGCTAAACTTCTTCCTAACTTCTGTTAGATCAGGGTAGTCCTCTGCCTTGTACATAGAACCCAAGTTAACCTTCGCCTCTTCAACCAACCTCTCGTACTCGTCAAAGAAGTTATCGCACAACATGTTGAACGTACGCTCGTAGCCATTCATGGTCTGCTTGTAGTCCATGAACAACTTGGTCGGCAACATGCGCTCACCCTTGTCTGCCCAAGGTAAGGTGTGTTGGTTGTTGTAGAGTCGTACCCTTGCGGCGAACTTCTCAATGTCTGCTCGTAGGCTTGTACCCGCAAACAGATTCTTCTTGGTTTGGGATGCGTCTTTATGTGCAGACGCGCTCGCATTAACTTGGCTCGTGATTTCACGATCGATCTTTGCGGCAGGCCAAACGCTAATGTTCAACTCGACTAATACTGCTGATGCGCTAATACTCATTTCATTTCTCCTGTGGTTTTCCGGCTAATCTAGCCATTTGATAATGTGTGTCACTAACAATCCTCATCCCAAAATGGGCTTCATTCGGATACACGTGGTAGGTGTAAGTGCTATCCATTCCTTTCTCTTTGCGCACGTCATCACTCCACCACTTCTCTTCGTATACGTCAGCACTCTCAAGGCACTCGACCAACATCATTGCTTTCTCTTTGGTCATCACTAACTTGCGAGAGCCAATATCGACTACTACCATCTGATACCTCCTAACATTTGTTATGAACCACCACAATTTAATCCTTGACAAGAATCGTTTTGCCGTTGTCTGCAACACAATCGTTTCCTCCTACGATCGCCCACA